GGCGCAACGAGATATTATTTATGCCCCACTGGTTTGATCAAGGAAAATGAACTCCCTGAAAAATGGGGTTTGATTTATTGTGACCAAAACAAGAATATTAAAATTATAAAGCACGCTGAAGTTTTTAAAGAACGAAATTTTATAGGCGAATTGAATATTTTAAAATCTGTAATCCGTAGAATAAACGGCAAATATCAAGTGTTTGATTTCAGATCAGATAATTCAATTCAGCCGACCGAGTGAGCGCCCTATTTTTTTTATTGCACACAACGGATTGTGTATGGAAAGTAAAACCCTTTTTGAGCGTTGGGAATTAAATGCTCTTAACTTAAATAAATGGAAAAATGTTAGACAAAGAACAATTAGCGGATGAATTTGAAAACTTCCTAAACGAAAAAGGAATGTGGCAAACCTTTAAATCTTGGGTTGAAGATAAAGGATATGAAGTAGCGGACTTTGGAATGGAAGATGAGTAAAAGCGGTGGCAGGGTTTTATTTTCTATACACATTGTTGTATGGGTGAAACCCTTGCCGTTTTAATGGCATACAACTACGGGATAACAGCAACTGCCAATAATCACGTTGCGTTTATCCCGTTAAAATTAACCTAAATACTGATAAAAGCAAAAGACAGGCCTGGTTTTAAACAATAAAATTATACAATTAAAGCAATAACGTGGTTCAGTCCCTTTTTTATCGTTGGATTTTAACATATATTTGGTAAACAAGATCCAAGTATATGCCTGAAACAATTACTCCCCCCGCTGAGTATGCCATCACTCAGCACATCCCGGTTGCAGATCACGTTTATAAATATCTCTTAAAAAGATGTGGCACAGATCATATAAAAGCCAGCAGGGTCACGTTCCTGGGAAGTTTACTTCTTTCTTTGCAATCCCGGAACTACGATGTCACGCCTGCGGATAAAAAGTTCACCAAAGTATTTTCGGTGACCATCCCGCAGCACAAATATGATAAACTGGGAATGCACATCACTCCCCAGATAGCGCTTCTTTTTAACGATCAGATAGATAAGATGTTCAGGGACGAAATGTTCTGCCACATCCTTATCAACAAAAATATTGATAAGAAGATGTTCAAGAAATCAATGGAAATTTTTCTGGAGGTGTACAAAATAGATGAGGACGACATCAGGATGGATACCCTTTACCGAGATTTCAAAAGAAAAAAGACTGAGTTAGCGAAAAATTTAAACTTCACATCATCAGGGGACAATTTTAGAAAATTCTAAAATTGTCCTCTAAAAAACAAACTAAATGATTCAAGACCTTTGCAACGTTATAGAAGATATTAACCTGGACACTTATTATAAAGCCTTTATTATTGAGGCTTCACAACTCCCTTCTTTCAATTATCTCACCCCTGATGCGGAAATCCTGGGAATTGTCAATTCCTTGCCGGTCGAGTTCCAGGCAATGCTTATCCGTTTTATACCGGAGAAGTTTAACCTGGCATCCAGGACCGCGATTCAAAACGGAAATAAGATCCATAAGTATTCGGTTTCCCTTCCCCTGGTCCCGCAGGACGAAAACATTCAAAACTTGCTGGAGACTTACAACAATAAAGAAGTCGTGGTCTTCATTACCAGGCATACGCATTCTGTTTTGTACGGCACACAGGCGCAGCCGCTCCTCTTCACGTATGACGATCTCAACGCGAATACCCTCACGGGAATAAAAGGCTACGATCTTGCAATGGCCGGTGATGGTTATGGAGCCGCAAAACTTTTTGCGGGATCTGAAGCAGCTTTCCCAGTGATAAACAGAGGACTTGCTTTCCAGTTGGCCGGATCACTTTAAAAGCCCCCTAGCCCCCAAAGGGGGAATAAATGCCCTGAAACCTACTGGTTTTAGGCTTGTCCTTTTTTAAGGATGCGCCTCCCTTTAATATTGTTCTTCTAATAATAGTGAACGAACAATGTTAAATTAATGTCAAAACTTACAGTCCCGTATTTCAATGTAGTAAAGAATCTCGCTGCCCGCGAAGCAACCATTTATATATATGGTGTAATTGGAGGGCTTGACTGGGATACTTACGAGGAAATAAATACTGCAGCCAAATTTACCGATGAATTTCGGGAAATTGAAAAAGATGCCGACACTATCCATGTGCGCATCAACTCCCCAGGCGGTTATGTTTTTGAAGGACTAGCGATTTACAACGTTCTATTTGCTTCAGAAAAAAAGATCATTACCTACAACGATGGACTGTGCGCCTCTATGGCCGCTGTTATTCTTTTGGCGGGTGATGAGATACACGCCTTTAGCAATTCCCTTTTGATGGTCCATAATTCTTCCTCCGGTTTTTACGGAAACAAAAAGGAAGTGGAAGAGCAGTTAAAAGCTTCAGAAAAAATAGATAAAGCCCTTGGAACAGCCATTGAGTTGCGTCTTGGAATTTCTGCAGAAGAAGTTGCAGAAAAATATTTGAATTACAAAGACAACTGGTTTACTGCCGAAGAAGCTTTGGTGGCGAATTTCTACGATCAGATCATTCAGAAGAAAAAAGCCGAATTACCCAAAGACGCCATCAATATGTCTCCTGCACAATTGTTCAGTCAGTATGCAGCAATGAGCTTCAAAATCCCAACCGAAATACCAAAACCCAAAAATAAAATGAAAAAGCCCAATTCCTACCCGAAATTGGAAGCTACCCTTGGATTATCTGAGCCTTTGGCCAGTACAGAAGACGGAAGTTTTTTAATGGAAGGCCAAAAGGCCGCTATAGAAACAAAATTGGCAGATGCTGCCAATCAAGTTACAGCCGCAAATGATGCCAAGACAGTTGCTGAAACTGCATTGGCTACAGAAAAAGAAACCGCGAAAACAGCGCTTGATGCTGCCAATGCTGCAACTGATGTTGTAGCAGGAAGCTTGAAAGCTGCCGCCGTTCTTGCCGGTGTTACCGTTGCCGAAAACGCAACTCCGGAAGAGATCAACACTGCACTTGTGGCACAGATCAACGTGCTGAATAAAAAACCGGGAGCCGGCCACACTGGCAACGCTTCCAATGATAAAGACCCATCTCCACACCCATACGTGGATTATAACAATTCAATCTACTCCCAAATTAATAAATAATGGCAAACGAAACTATCTTAATAGATGACGTTGTAAAGGAATTGAACACCTTCCTTGCGCACAACCCAACTTTGGTTTCAGCTACTTTGAACAGAGCTGAGATCACATTGGACAAACACACCAAGCCTCTTACAAAAGTAAAAGGCCAATATCCACAGGCGCACACCTTAATTGGTGACCTGGTGCAAGGTTATGCTGCCGTATGGACAGAGCTTGGAGTAATGGAAATTGAGCACAAGATCCTGAAGGATTACCACCAAAAGGTAAACTTCCCAATTATCCCTTCAGAGATCCTTCACTCTTACTTCGCCGAGCTTTATGCTGAAGATAAGGATCCAAAGGATATGCCTATATCCAAACACATCATGGACAACGAGTTGTTGCCTAAAGTATTGGATAACATGAACACACTTTCCATCAACGGTGTTTTTGATCCGTTGCGGAAAACTGAATTCGGTTTCTCTATGAATGGAGTCCTGGCGCTTCTTGATGAAATGACGGACAAAATTGTTGTTCCTAAGCACCCGGCTTTCCAAATTCCTCTTGATGCGTTGACCGATGTGAACATTGTTGACCAGGTGACGAGTTATGAACGCAAGTTCCCGGCAAAAATGAAGAGCAAGATCAAAAAGATCTTCATGAGCGAAAACAACGCCGAGCGTTATGTTTTGGATTATGAAGAAAAATTTGGTCAGAACAAATTTCAGAATGACACTCTTAAAAGCCGATTAGGGAAAAGAGAGATCGTGATCCTTGAAGGAATGGAAGATGACAGAATTTTCGCAACTACTGAAGGAAACTTCAAAAGGTTGATCGATGTTTTTGACGCTCCAAAGATTACCGATATCCAGAAGCAGGATTACAAGATCAAGATCTTCATGGAATTCTGGAAAGGATATGACTTCCTTATCAATGAGATGGTGTTTGTATCCAACTACACCGATACTCTTTACGGGTTGGGATCTACAGTTTTGAACCAAAAATATTTTGGATTTGACGGAGTTACTCCGCCTGTCGTATAAATTCTAAAAGATGAACAAAAAAGAACTTAAGCAGAAGTGTGCAGACCTGGGTATTGATACCCAAGGTCTGGACACCAATGCACAATTAGAAGAGGCCATTCAGGCGAAAGAAACTGAACTGGCTGCCACAGAAGAAGCGAAAGCCGCAGCTAAGAAAGCCGAAGCGGAGAAAGCAGCAGCAGAAAAAGTTGAAGCAGAAAAAGCCGAAGCGGAGAAAACCGAAGCGGAGAAAGCCGAAGCTGAGAAAGCAGCAACTGAAAAAGAAGCAGCCGATAAGTTAGCAGCTGAAAAAGCCGAAGCCGATAAGGCAGCAGCTGAAAAAGAAGCAGCCGATAAGTTAGCAGCTGAAAAAGCCGAAGCCGATAAGGCAGCAGCTGAAAAAGCCGAAGCCGATAAGTTAGCAGCTGAAAAAGCCGAAGCCGATAAGGCAGCAGCTGAAAAAGAAGCAGCCGATAAGTTAGCAGCTGAAAAACCGGTTCCTGTTTACAAAGACAGCCGTGGAAGAAAATGGTCCTTTAAAGCGAAAGCCCCCGGGACATTAAATATTGGTGGCCATCCCATGACCCAGGAAGAGATCCTCAACTCTGAGGAAGTAATCACTGAATTGGTCTATGGAAACAGTTCGTACCTAACCCAAATAGATTAAGACATGGCAAATTGCGAAGACGTTATTCCATTAGAAAATATTGACTACTGCCCAACCGAAGAGATTGTTGCGGGAGTAAGTGAAACAGGCGTTTTTGGAGCTTCTGTTTACGACTTTTTAACCATTGCAAAGCCACTGGATTTAAAGACCGGTACAAGCCTTGAATCTATCGCCACTATTGCGGAAGCTCACACCTTCAAGGCAGAACGCGGATTCCACAGGATCTATATTGATCCTGACACGGGCTTGGTTGATACTGCTCAGGTTGGGGAAAAAGCAAACCTGAACTTCAATAATAGCTTTACCGGCGGACTGCAAGGTACCGGGGCTAAGAACGCCGGGTATGTACGCAAGTACAAGAGCACTCCAATGATTTTTATCATAAAAGAAAAAGATGGTCACATCAAGCAAATAGGTAGCGAGTTGGCTCCTGCTTATATGGCCGAAGTAACCGCTTCTTCAGGCCAAAAAGCCGGAGACGTGAAGCGAACTACCGTTAAATTTATGGACACGCTTGGTTATCCTGCCCCGGAATACGCAGGGGTAATCACTGAATTTCCTGCTGTTGTTATTCCATAATGAGCAACATATTTAAGATAGTACCCGGCAGATATCACATTCCAAACATTGGATTTGTAGATAGCAACAGCGATGTGAGCGATGAAACAGCACTTTCAATTTACAAGCTGCCACGCCGGGTCTTTCCTTTTATCTCATTAGGCCCGGATGCATTCGCATATTTGAAAAAGCAAAAGCTACCCGTGAAGGAAATAGCTTCCCTGGTAAAAAATGCCAGGACTGCAGAAGAGATTGAGATCCTAACCGGCCTATCCAGGTCTAAAACAATTAAGCGAATTATCGAGACTAAATTGAAGGCCCTGGAAAATGAGAAATAAAAATTTTATGAAAGCGAAAACGCTGGTTTTAATTTTGGGCATCGGACTGATGTGCTTAACGGGATTCGGAAACACTACTGCCGACCTGACCGAAAATTCGACAACTGATTTGATCCAAATGGACTATTCAGCAAATGTAGTATCTGTTTCCGTTATGGAAATTAATTTCGATTCATACCAAATCGGAACAGCTTTTAGCCTTGCTGAAAATAAGGCCGCTTTACCGGAAACGGAATTAGCGAACAGGATTAGTTCCGAAACCAACCTTACCATAAATCTGACAGATGATGTAGGTTGGCAATTCAAGACTAATTATGAAAAGGAAAACCCCACGTTAAAAAATACCAAATTCCATTTTTCCTACCACGCTCCTCGTGACGGAATAATGTATGACTCTTTCCATTTTTCATAGTTGTTTTTTTAATTAGTTGAAAAACCGCTCCCCCCACGGAGCGGTTTTTTTATTGCCTACACTGAGCAATCTAAGTGTCCTTTATTTTGAAGCCTGGCTTTTGCAGATTAGCATTATGAAAGAAGTCACAGATTGGTTTAAAAAAAAAGAGTATGCTGCCGGCGTTCAGTTGTACGCTTCTTTGCCCGGGTCTAACCACAGACTTCTCGCTGCCCTAAAGCGAGGAGGAAAGAACGACAGGAACATTGCGTTGCTCTGTAAAGAATTGCGGCCATATTATTCTGAAGAGCTTCCCGTCCAGGTGAAGGTGAAAATCGAAACCAAGCCGGTTCCCATTACCAAGCCTGTTGAAGTCCAGACGGAACAAGAAAGAAAACAAATCGCTGAAGTCGGTGCCAACAATTTCCTTCATAAGATCCGGTACAACGATCTGCCTCCGGAACTGCGGTTAAGGTACCGCAAGATCAAGGACCTATTTTATGATATGTG